TTGATGTCAGAAAGTGAACCGTATGAGTTGTTTGTATTAGTTACGTTGCCATTGGTTAAAACAACAAAGCTGGCCGTTCCTGATGTAATGCTTGACGAGCTGTGCCCGCCAACAATGAGGTTTTTGTCAGTGGCCGCGCCTTGAGTTGAATTAACGTTGAGAACACCGTCTGCGGTTGTACCTTGTATAAATGTTTGCCCCGTGCTTTTAATCCGCATCCGCTCGGTGCTGTTTGTTCCTAGTGCAATGAAAGAATTTTCCTCGTTAAAAATATGAATTCCGTCATTGCCTGTTTCTTTGTACCCCATGTAGCCCTTACGGGCTGAGGAATCGTTAAAGCTGATCCAACCTCCACCAGTTGATTGTTCAGTCTCAAGACGAAGCAATTCATTGCCAGACGCTGCGCCACCTGCACCTTTGACGTGTGCAATCGCACTTGGGCTGGACGTGCCAATACCCAACCGCCCCGAGCTATCAATCCGCATCCGCTCGTTCTCACCGTTTGTGTGGAAAGTAATTGCTTGGTTCTCTAGATTCATAATATCTAGAGTGTCTGTGCTTCTATTCAGGCGAATATCTGCACCATCAGTATTTGTATGCCCTGTGCCGTCATGCGTGAGGTGAAAATATACGTTGTTGTTGCCAGAAGTTGCTAAATGCAAGCCTCTAACAGGCGACGATGTTCCGATGCCAACATTGCCTGAGCTGTTGATGCGTAGGCGCTCAGAATTATCAACGTTAAAGCCTAAGTAAGAGTTAGCCGCATTGTTGCCTTGGTCAGCATTGAGAATGAAAGCACCATCATTATCTGAATATATTTGAGAATACGTTCCGCTCGTGCTGCCGCCAATCCTTATTTGACCATTACTAGAGCTTCCACGAACTTCAAGATTCGCTCCAGGAGACGCGGTGCCAACACCAACGTTGCCCGAGCTATCAATACGCAGTCGCTCAGTACCCTCGGTAGTTACCTTGAAGTGACCATCAGAGCCAGTATCAACAACCTCAGCCTCTGTGTTGCCTTCAGTAATCTTGTCGGTACTACCGCTAGAAGCTGCGGTTAATCGGCCTTGCGCATCGACAGTGATGCTGGCGAGCGTGTAACTGCCAGCGGTGACACTGGTGTCAGCAATCTTGGCGGCTGTTACTGCGTCGTCTGCGATCTCAGCAGTGCTAATAGTTCCAGACGCTGCAGACGTGATTCGCCCCTGGGCATCAACTGTGATGTCTGCCGCTGTATAACTGCCTGCCGTGACAGCCGTATCAGCAAGTTTGGCAGCTGTTACCGCGTCGTCAGCGATGTAGGCAGTCGCAATCGCAGTTCCATTCCAAACGCCGGTTGTGATCGTGCCAACGCTGGTCAGGCTTGAGTTGACAACAGCACTACCCAGGCTGGTTGCATCAAGCACCTTGGTGCCTGCAATGCGAAACTCTTTGCCGCTAGCAATGTTGAGGTGCTCGCTAAACGTCCACGCATCAGTGGAGTTGACCCAGTTGATCGTCTTATCAGTTGCACCCTTAAGCGTTATGCCGCCACCGTCAGCTGTGACATCTGTTGGCGTGGCAACGCTGCCTAGCTCGATGTTTTTGTCATCAACAGTCAGCGTCGTGCTGTTGATCGTTGTAGTTGTGCCATTAACAACAAGGTCATTAGTGACCGTCAGGTTGTTGGCGATCGTGATGTCATTGGCGAGCTTGTCACCCGTGATCGCATCGTTGGCAATGTCAGCTGTAGCTAGCGGATAAGCAGTGATCTGACTCCAATAGGTGTAAGCAAGCGAAGTCCAAGCAGTCGAGCCATCACCGACTTTCCACTTACCAGTATCTGACTCATAGCCAAGCTCACCAGCCAACAGCGTTGGATTGGCTGAGGTCCAGTTGGCCGCTGTGTCCCGGCGCTGCTTCTGTAGAGCTGAAAGGGTGATGCTCATAATGCGCCAGTCGGACCAATGATGTAATCCCGGGCAGGCGTCGCCGCTGCTGCACCTGCGTCAAGGATATATGTTCTCGCAGGCGATGCCGCGGCCGTCAAGCCGTCAAACACCAAGTCACCAGTGTCGATTGCATAAGTAACAAGCTCAACATCAACGCCCCACCGGCCAACAATTCCATCTGTGATCGTCGGGCTTCCCGCGTATCGCCAGCTGTAATCACTCAGCAAAGAAATTGGCGGCGTGGTGTATCCATTCCATACCTCAGCTGGCAGGAAAAAGATGTCAAACGTGCCTTGCCGGTCAATAAAGTGATTGCGGATTGAATCAACCTGCGCCTCAGTCAAATTCGTGAATGACAGGGAAAGCGTCTGCCCTGCCCTGCGATTGCCACGGCGGAAAGAGCTATATGCCCCAGACAAGCTGACCTGATTACTTACCGGGACTTGGCCTGGAGAAAAAGTGCGAGTTGAAGGGACAAGAGCTGGGAATGTCATGGCTACACAGGCACGGTTTCCAAGTCAATGCTCAGGTTGTAACGCAGTGGCGCATCAGCATTGACCTCAAACGCTGAGGAGTAGCGCCACTGATAATCAGACGAACTCACTGGCGGCGTTGTATAGCCTGACCATATCGTGCTGGGCAAGTTAAAAGGAATTACACCACCTTGTTGCGTTTCAAAGTGGTCAAGAATCTGCTGCGTTTCGCTCTCGGTCAAATACTCATAACCAAGCGTCAAACGTTGCGTGACTCTATCGGTCCCGTAGATGAACCGCACATCGCTGCCACTGGTGCCAACGTAAACCTGTTGCGGGAAGTCGCCAGGCATGTAGACCCGGCTGGTTGGCTCTAATGCGGGAAAGTCAGCCATCACGCCACCTCGTAATCTGTGCCGTTGACAATCTCGTTAGAGATTTTAGAAACGTCTGAACCATTAACAGGGAAGTGCATTGCCTCGATTGTGCTCACGCCGTCGCTGTCATGTTTGATGTTTGTGATCTGATACCACTCAGTTTCAGTGCGATCGTCGCCCCTATTGTTCTTTCTTTGACGCTGGATCTTGATGATCTGAGTCGGCAGCAAGCCGCTAGTCAGCAGTGCTGTTTGGAAGGATATTGTGTGAGTTGAATGCTTACGACGCGCTAGCTCGTATTTACCAAAAAGAGTTGCGTGAGCCTGAGACGTGCATACGTCGGTCATGTCAAATTGAACAGCGGGTGCGTCATTGCTCGTAGTGTCAAAACGAACGGTAGTTGTCCTCTGAATGCCAATAATCTTGGGGTCAGCTTCACGCCAAACAAGATTGATGTTGACAGCACGCCGCTCGTCTGCTTCGTCATACTCTTTAGAAAAAGATCCCGGCAAAATCTCAGCTTCTGTAAACGTAGCGGCGGGCGTCAAGGCGGTTACATCAATCGCATTGCCCGTAGTTTTTGGCAGCAACGTCTGCAAGCTGTAACGCCCATTGCTCGACACAAATGAAAGCAAAAAGAACGGGGCTGTCTTTGAAATAAAATCAACAGCGTTTACGGATTGATCAATAACGCCGTTGCAAAAAGTGCTGTTACTGGTGCAAAAACTTGCGAGGTCTTGCAGGTTGCTGACATCAATAGGCGTCGCAAGGGCATTCGTTGATGCACCGTCCACACGCTTGATGAGCGTGAACATATACATCGCAAGGTCAACAAATTGATTGCTTGCCCCACGTGTATAAACGCCGCCGCTCAGTCCTGCGCTGTAAAGGTCAACCTTTACGCCGTTGTCATAAAAAATGCAGAGCTGTCTAGTAGTTGTGGGATAGCTACCAGACGAAGGCGGATCGTAGATGTCGCCATCAATTTCTAGAAACGTGATGTCTGCGAACGTGGTGAAATCAGCAGATGCCGGCGGCGATGCAGGATCTGGGTATGTGCTGAGATGATCTTCAATCTGCACACCTTCAAGTGTGCCAGTGCTAGCGGGGTTGCTTGTATTTATTTGATTATCAATCACAGCATTTTCATACCGCACTGTGACTGGACCAGTTGCGCCCATGTCTGTGAAATGGTTCGGGTTAGGCGACATATACCCACCAGAACCATCGTCAAAGTCCTCAATGGTTCCAACTGTTTTACCGCCTGTTATGTTTCCGAATAAATCATAGACACCATTCCAAAAGAAAAATACTGTCGGCCCAGGCGTAATCCCCCGATCACTAAAATAACCGCTTGTCACATCAGCGCCAGTCGCTTGATCAGTGACGGTGATGTTGGATGTTGCAGTACTGACAACAGAATTTGATGTGTCGCCAGTACCCAGTGTTTTGACTGCATATTTATTATACAGCGTGGAAAAATCAGGCTGCCTGTCAGCAAATGAACCAGCCTTAAATACTTCTTGTCTATAAGAGTAGGTGTTGATGTCGCAAAAAATGTTCCCGCTTGTTATAGGGCAAGCATTTGTATTCGCGGCCAAGGTTGCAGCCGACGAATAGTAATGCGTGAGCGTGATGGTTCCCGTCTTGGAGGTGAGGCTTAGGTTGCCAATCCAAGCAAGGTACTTTTGAGGGCTGCTGACTATTTCGCCCTGGCTAATGGGATATAAAAACGCGCCAACAAAATCAATCGTCCCGGTCTTGACCATTGAGGGCTGGACCCATGTCCCGCCGACGTTGCTTGCACGTTTGCCAAACACGATTGGGATAGTATCGCCTGCGGTGGCTAAGCCCTGTTGCTTGCCAAGTTGGCCGACCGGCTTTTTGCTTTTCTCTGTATTGGCGTCGCTCCGCTGCGCGACTGTTCCAATCTGCCCGGCTGGCTGCTCTACCGCTTTTAACCTCCGGTGGGAATAAGGCCGCCTCTTGCCGGTGAGTTTGTAAACGTTGTAGGTCTTGCCCATCCTTAAACACCCTCCGCTGCTTTATAGCGCTTAAAGGCTGCGCCAACGCCCTCCAGGTCAAACAGGTTGCCGCCAACGATGCTTACTGCCCTTGTTGGGCCAGTTAAGCGTTCTTCGTCTTGGTTTATAAATTCCACAACCCCGTCGTTGATGCGCATACAAAAACCGCTGCGGGTCACGCCGTCAACGCAAAGGACATCTAGAGAGCCGCCTAAAACTCGTAACGTCATTCGCCTAGCTGCCTGATCAGCATCCCTGCAGTGATCTTACGGGTAGGGACTTGCGGCTTCAATTTGTTAATGGCTGGGTTGACCTTCCAACGCACCACCTCGTCATCAACGCTGGCCCCTTCAATGCTGCCAATGTAACGGCTCACTAGCTGGGCAGAGCTTGCATGTAATGCGTCTTCCCCAGCGTCTTGAATATATAGAGAGGCAATGACGAGATTGTCCGCTCCCATTGCCGCGTCTGTGATGTCCACAAGTTGCGCTGTGGCTGCTGCTTCGATTGATAAATCATTGATCTCGCTTGCGCCAGTAGAGCCCAACCCGTCAATGTCAAACGCCAGATACGCATAAGAGCCTGTTGCGTCAGAATCAACGCTCAGAGTCTGCGCGACCTGATAAAAATTTTGCCACTGATAAGTCGGCGTTCTTTTGCCTGAACCGTTCACAACATTGTCACGGTCGGCAAAGTATTCAAGGAAGCAAAGCAGATCCTTCGCAGCCATTAGGCAAGACCCAAAGCGGCCCGTGTGCTGCCGTCACGGCGCAACAGATCAAGCGTCTGCGCCACACCGGACTGAACAGCGCGGCTCATCTCTTGTGTCGTAACAAAATTCTGGCCGTTCATCTGAGTAACTGGTCCGGTTTGAATGTTGACGTTGGCGCTAGCAGGGCCAACAAAGCCACCCTCAGCGAAGCGTGGAATAGCTCCTGGGCCGCGCACACCATTCATAATATTTTGAGCAAAGCCCTGGGCCTTGCGTGCCGGGACAATGTATTCGGGTCCAGCCTCACCAACTAAACCGAGTGTAGGGCCGTTGACCATGCCACCTTTTGCGAACTGCGGAATAGTTGGCGATGGCAAGAGCGGAATTGTTGGCAGTTTCAACTTACGGAGTGCAGAATTTGCGCCTTTGATCAGTCCGTTAATGGCATTGATAACAGATTTGATTGCATTGCCGACACCGTTCAACATGTTGTTCACAATACCTTTCAAGAAGTCCATTGCTGCCTGAAACGGTGCCTTGATTGCCTCACCAACAGCATTGAAAACATCTTTGAATGGCTGCAAGAGTCCACCAAGAAACTCACCAATTTGATCCCTGAATGCGAAGATCGCAGCACCTGCGCCAACAAGCAAAGCAGCCCAGCCCACAGGGCCAGTGAAAACGCCTGCAATGATTGGCAACAGGCCGCTTAAAGCCGATCCAATCGTTGGAATCACAGCAGCGTAACCCGCTAATGTCGCGCCTATCTTTAAAGCCGCAAGAGCTTTGAAGCCAGCAATAATCGCCGGAATGGCAGGCGCGATGACAACCAGGCCAGCACCTAAAGCGACAACACCTGCAACAATCGACTGCAACGGGCCAGGCAGGCTATTGAACACTCCAAGTATTGAATTTGCAAGTTGGATAAATGGCGTTAAAGCAGGTAGCAGCTGCGTGCCAATCGTCATGCTCAAATCAGCCAATGCAGCCTGAAAACGCTTGTAAGCATCAATTTCAGGAACCTGCTGAGTGGCCAAGCCCTGCAGAGCCTGAATGATTACGTCGGTGGTAATTTTGCCCTGACTACTTAGCTCCTTAAGACCAGCAACATCAGTCTTCAATGTTGCTGCAACAGCCTGACCAATGGCAGGCAACCGCTCCATGATGCTTCTAAATTCATCCCCTTGCAGCTTGCCAGATCCCAATGCCTGACTGAGCTGCAACATCACGCCATCAGTCTCAGCAGTCGACAAATTCATTCTTGCCGCTGCAGTGTTCACGCCCTTGAATACAGTCTCAATATCGGTCAGAGACACGTTCATTGGCCTCAAACGCCCAAACAAATCAGTGACAGCATTTGCGGCTTGCACTTGAGACAAGCCATACCGGCCGGCCATGTCAGCAGCAAATTTTTGAACCTTTGCGGTTTCTCCGTACTCTCTCGTAAGATTTTGAAGCCTTTTCGATGTCCTATCTGCCTCAATACCAGCTCTTACAAAATTGCCAGCGGCGGCAGCAACACCAACACGAGCAAGAACACCAGTCAGAGAGTTTCCAGCCTGTGCCAGCTTTCGGAGTCCAGTAGAGGCTTGATTTGAATTCTTTTCAACGTTGCCAAGTGATTTCCCGAACTTGTCAACTTGACCTTGACCAACAACGTTGGCCCTGATGGTCAGAGCGGTCGTCATGTCGAAAGCCATGCCTACTGCTCGCGCTGATTCAGTGTCTCAACCACTGTAGCCTCGATGATCTGCAAATCATCGAGCAGCTCGCGTGGCTGCTCGACCTCATACAAATCAAAAACCCAACGAACAGCGTTGTAGTCAAGTCCCACAATCCCAGCAGAACCAACACGCCACTGGGTCTGCAGCCTTAGAAACATCACAACAGCAGGCCAAGCGTCAGGAATCACCTCGAAATCCTCGACGCGCTTTATATCTGGCATCTCAAGGCCAAACAGCTTTGCATCTTCTGCTGTGTCGTCGATCTCTACGCCGCCAGCCCAATACTTAGCGGCGCCGATCAGTTTCCCCGCTTCTCCTCCACAAGCGAGTTGAAATATGCCTCAATCAGAGCGCCTGCCATCATTGGCAGCTCAAGCAACTGCTCTTTAGTGCGACGCGTGAACGGCAACGGCTCGCCCTCACTGTCGACAATGCCCTCCCAGCCAACTAAAACCTCATCTGCAATAGAAACGTCAGAGATCTCAGCATTCTCCGCATCACCGTTGGCGAGCTTCTTGGCCAGTGTCTGGATCTCAATGATGCGAGATTGAGGCAGACGCTTGAACTCTGCCTCAAACTCTTGCTTCTCTCGCCGCCCTCCTGATACAGGTTGCCGATAAACAATCGGCCAGCTGTAGGAATCAGAGTCCTTAAGGACAAGCGCCATTACGTCATCACAATTTGGAACTCATTATTGCCTGCCGATGTTGGCGTGGCAATGTATGGCAAAGTTAGCATCTGAATGCCATCTTGATCGCTGTAAGAAGGACCACCAAGGTCAATCTGTCCGGCGGTAAAGGTAACAATGTTCCCAGCAGTGCTGCCGTGCTGGAAGGTCAGGTTTCCTGTGCTGCTGCCCGTGGCTGCAGTGAAGAAGTCCTTAGTGGCAATCGTTGTCGCTTCAATCACGCACTCACCAGAGGGCTCGCGATTCACAACGTCAATGCTCTTGGTGCCACCAACCAATTCGCGGTAAATCACCTCATTGGCCAGCTCAAAGCTCAGCGACTGCACTGCGCCGCTGTAGCTGAACACTTGGAAGCTTGACGAGTTGCCGTTCTTAAATACCAAAGGCGCGGCCTGATTCGCATAAGTCGGCGCGCTAATAGAAACGTCTGACGGAGCGTTGAACACGCCGGTCATCTCGAAGGAGATGAACGGGATTTGTCCAACCTCAGCGTTCAACGTAAAGGTTCCACGGCAGCCAGTAGCCTTGTGCAGAACACCGTCGTTGTTGAAGTAGATGGTGACTGACTTTGGAGTCGCGTCACTATTTGGCGCATAGGTGACGCTGGTCGAGGAAACAACAGTTTCAGTACAGCGGCAAGCCTGCAACAAAGGACCATAAGCCGGGGCAGTACCAGCAGAGCCAGAACCGGCCAGCTCAACCTCAAAGTTGACCAAAACTCGCTGTTGTGCCAACAGCTGATCGGCCTGGCCAAGGAACGGACGAATCAGCTCACGATTGACCGTGTCAACCTCAAGCGGAGTCACTTCAATGTTCCGAACCAAGATGGCATCACTGCCGACAACAGGCGTCGGATCGGTGCCATAGGTCGTTTCCAGCTTGGCTAGCAGTAGCCGCTTACGAGATAGCAGT